CCCTACACGACGCTCTTCCGATCTGTTTGAACGCGCATGACGCCCTTCAGTTGGGCAAGTTCCTAGTTCCGGATGTTGCTGCAGAACTGAAAATGTCGGTAGATGATATTCGCCCGTTAGAAGCTTTACTGCCTTTGCTCGATGAGAAGCATCGGTATTATGAGATCATCTTCCGGGCATACATGACCAATGGCTCGTTTACGCTCACCGAAGCGCAGCGGCTCGAAGCCTATAAGTCCTATACTGAATCTCGTGAAAGAAAGGATAATAAGTAATATGCACGACACATTAAGACATCACAAAGTAGCTGTCTATAGTGGCGGTTCTTCCCCACTGATAGCTCGTAAGGTTCGCCCCAATGCCCCCTGTCCATGCGGCAGTGGCAAAAAGGCAAAGCATTGTTGCGGTACTCAGACTGAGTACTATAAATCGAAACAGTATGAATCGTAAAGTTGAGTACCGGGAAACGTCCGGTTGTTTCTATGCCTTTTGGATCATGGTCGGTGCGGTCGCCCTGACCCTCGTCCTATGTTTGCTCTTCCCGAGCTGCAAAACTCCCGGCAGTCTGTCGGAGAAAGTAAACATCCGGGACTCCGTGGCTATCCGTTGGAAGGACAGCATCCGGTGGCACATCCGGGACAGCGTGAACATCATCGAGCACCACGTTACCGTTCGAGACAGTTCCGGCCTGTTTATCCAGTATGCCCAGGGAGGAGGAACATACAACGCCAAGACAGGCGAGGCAACCAATGTCGCCGGTGTACAGCAGTCCGACACGCACCATGAGCAGCGGGACAGCACAAATCATTATCGAGCCCTTGCCTCCGAATATATGCAAAAGGCGGATAGCCTGAGCAACTGCCTATCGGACTATAAATCCGAGCGCGCCGAGTTGCGCCAGAAGTCCCGCACCGGCTATGACAGGTTCTGCAGCCGGTGGTTCTGGATAACGGCTATCTGGTTATTACTGAAGGTAGCGGCGTGGATCATGGAGAAGTTCCCCGCCACCGCGCCGTATATCTTCCTTGTCCGGAAGTTTGTACCATTCTTGTAATCTTATTTTATGAAACTATGGAACAACAAATGATATCTATGCCGATCGCCAATAGAACCGATGGTCACTTAGACTTATTCTATTGCTCGATCATCGGAATGTACCGATTAACCCTTTGTGAGCCTCCGTACAAATCAAAAGCGGCTTGGCTTTCTACTTTGATTATAGACGAGAGGCATAGAAAGCTTGGTTATGGTAATGACCTATTGGCTAACGCCGAGACACAGGCAAGGAAGTTGGGATGTACTGCTTTATCTTTGGAAGTAGAGTGGAGGTCTTGGGTTAGAGATTGGTACGAGAGAAAAGGGTTTGTGGTAGTTGCTGAGGGGTATGAAGACAAGATGGTTGTAATGACTAAGATTTTTTAACAAAACTTTTATGTTATGGCTACATATATTACCGAACATTTCACGCTGGAGGAACTTACTGCCTCCAGCACCGCCCGTCAGAAGGGCATCAAGAACGAACCTAATGCCGTGCAGACGGTACACCTCTGCCGGCTGGCAATAGACATCCTCGAACCCTTCCGGCTCGTCTGGGGTGACGCGATAGATGTCACTTCGGGCTTCCGGGGCTTCCAACTGTCCGGCTCCAGCAGTACTTCGGTCCATCCGGACGGCTATGCTGCCGACCTTCAGCCGAGGGATAAGAGCAGGATCCGAGAGTTTAAACAGGCTTTCCGAGACTGGCTGCATACCGCCCACATCGCCTATGACCAGTATATCGACGAGACTCGCAACGGCTCCGAGTGGGTGCATATCGGTCATTTCAACAAGTCAGGCAAGCAGCGCCGTCAGGACTTGATCACCACCGATGGCGTCAACTATCGGCTTTTGCCAAGGTGGGAGAAGAAAACAGTCTGAAATTCCATAAACCTTTTTTGAGCAGCCCAACGGCTGCTTTTTTTTTGTCTCGCCGGAAGGTGTCTTCTGTCCGGTGGTTCCCATCCGTCGGCTCGATACATGCCGGAACCCGGCACGTGGGGGTCTGCTTTAATCTTTCCTGATTGCTTCTTTCCTTGCTCCCATTCGGGTGCTTTCTCTGTCCCTGTTGATCCTATTTTCGCCGATTTGCCGCTGCAAAGGTAAGTCGTGCCTATTCACGCAGCAAGGCCGGGCTTCGTTTATCGAAAAATCTCCAGTCTTGCAGATAGTATTTTGTCGAGTAAAGTCTTGCAAGGTTTTATTCACTACCTTTATAAAGCAGCGTAAATCATTAAAAATTTAGGTTATCAACATTATTAACATTCAAAATCACAAAGTTATGGAAGCAATTATGGAAAAGAAGTCAGCAGTTAAGATGTCTGAAGTTAGAAAGCAGTTACGCGAGTATTGCACAGGGTTGGATGTTCAGTCCGAAATGGCAGGTCGTCCGGGAGTTAAGGCAAATGAGTTGCTTCGCGAGGCGTATGGTCTCAAAGAGGGCGCAAAGCTGCACACATTCGATGGCTGGAAGAAATTGGGTGCCCGGGTGAAGAAAGGCGAAAAGGCGCTGCTCTTTTGGGGCAAGCCGCGCGAGGGGCAAAGTTGGTGCCCGGTGGTGTTCCTGTTCGCCGCGTCGCAAGTCGCTTTTGCCAAGAAAGGAGGCGCACAATGATTAAGCAGTTAGATTTGTTCGCCGCTTTCGAAGCCGCAGAGGTTCAGCAGGTTCCCATGCCGGCAGCCTCTCCGGTCGAGGCAAAGCCGAAAGCCCCGGCGAGGATAAGCGCCGATATGCGCAGAGCGTTCAAGGAGGAAATGAGCGAGTTCGGTTGGGGTGGTCGGCTCTATCAGATATGCCGAGAGCAAGCCAAGCAGGAGTTGGCAGATATACAAGCCGGTCGGGTGTTCGCCTCCCCAAGGTATCGCAAAATGCTAAAGAGTTATTGAAAAAGCAGGGTTCGCGCCCTGCTTTTTTATGCTGTCTTTTGTGCACCGACTATGGCATTCGTATCTTTGCAGCAAATTTTTACGAGCGCTTATGAAAATTGAACCCATTGATTTCTTGGAATTCCAAACCAATCGCGGTGCGTTGATCGCCGCTTTCAAACCGTCCTCCAAAGACATCTGGAAGGAGGACAGTGCCACCGAGAGAATAGACCCCGTGAAGATCTGCGACGGATGGGAGTACATGCCGTGGGGCATTGACAACCAGATGCCTTTCGATATCCTTGAGAAGATAGAGGCGGACGAAACCCTCAATACCTGTCAGCAGCATAATATCAAGAACTGCTATGCGGCAGGGCTGGAGTATGTGGTTCCGGAGGATGCCGAGCAGACCGTCCGCGATGAGGTGGCGGATTTCTGCACCCGCAACGACCTGTCCTCTTACTACCTCGGTGTCTGCACGGATATCAAGTTCTGGCAGTTCGCCGTGTCGCTGGTGACACTCAACCGGCGCGGGGACAGGATAGCAGCTATCCGCCGCCTTCCGGCTATGTACTGCCGTTTCTCGCAGGAAAACAAGACCGGCGGTCGCCGGTATGTCTATTATGCCCAGTGGCGGGACTCTAAGGTTCCGGACAAGAAGGATGTGCAGCGCTTTGTGATGCTGGATGCCACAGACCCGTTCTCGGAGTTAAGTGATATCATCAAAGCTAACAAGGATCGCAAGGGTGTCAAGCTGCGTAATGACGAGACCCAGTTTGCTATCGTCACCCGCATCCCGACTCCGGATAACACCTATTACCCCATTCCATATTACGCTTCGCTCTTCAAAGGCAAGTGGTACGACATCAAGCAGCTTATTGCACTCGGCAAATACTCAAAGCTGAAGAATGCCGCGCCGCTCAAGTACATCATCACAATCTCTCCGGAGTACTGGGAAGAGAAATTCGAAGAGGCGGGTATCTCGGAGGAAGATACGGACAAGCAAGCCGATTTCATTAACAAGAAGAAAACGGAGATCATCAATTTCCTCACCGGCGCGGAGAATAGCGGACGGGTTATCTTCAGCGGTGCGTATCTGGATCCGAACACCGGCAAGGCGGTACCGCACATCACTATCACCAATCTGGAGAATGACAAAGAGGGCGGCGACTGGGCTTCCGACCATGTGGAGGCGATGA